GATCCTGTCGGCGTGTTTGTTATCGGCGGTGCTTCGAAAGTAACTGTAATGTGCGAAGGATTTGCCACGGGAGCATCGATCCATGAGGCGACTGGGCATCAGGTTTATGTTTGTTTTAGTTCTCATTCTATGGTCAAGCTAGCGCCAGCTATTGAAAAGGTAGTCGATGGCGTTTTAATGATTGGCGGTGACAATGATGAAGCTGGTCGAAGAGCGGCTGAGAGCGCCAAAAAAGCGTGTACAGGGGCATCTATTGTTTATTCTGATGTCGAGGGTCAGGACTTTAATGACGTGTTTTTGAGCAATCCTGAGAAGGTTCGGGAGTTGTTTAATATCGATAATGTCGAGTTGCCGCCGTTCGATGCTTGGGTTGAAACTGATTTTAGTACGTTAACCTATCCTGAGTTCGTATACTCGGACTTCTATGCACGGGGATATACCTCGGTTACTCTCGCCGCTCCGAAGGCTGGTAAGTCGCTTCTGGCGCTCTGTGAGGCTATTGATATGGCTACGGGGCTGGGATTGCTCACGGGACGTGAAAGACAGGCTCAGAGGGTCTTATACTTTAATGCAGAGGATGATGATCAGATATTAAAAAGCAGAGTGGCTGGGATATGTAAGCATTACAATATCGATCAAAAGCTTCTGGTTGGTAAGCTTTGGCTGACTAGTGGTGTAGAGTGGAACAAGTTTCACTTTGTGGAAGGGGATGAGGGTTCCATTCGAGAGGATGTATTCGTTGGAATTGAGCGCTTTATTCAAAAGAATAATATTGATTGTGCTATCTTTGATCCATTGCAAGATATGTCAGATGCTCCCGAGACGAATGACGTGTTTCGTCGGCTCGGTCGAAGACTGCGAAAGCTGGCGAGTGAGAATGATTGCTCGATTGGTCTTATACATCATCTTAGGAAGGTACAGGCTGGCATTGCTGTATCGATTGATGATGGACGGGGCGGTAGCGCTTTGCGCGGCTCTGCGCGATTTAATCGGGTTTTGGTAGGCATGGATGAGAATACGGGAACAAATGCTGGCGTCGAGGACTACAGGAATTATGTGCGAATTGGAGATGCTGAAAGCAATCTAGCGCCGCCAAGTTCTGACAAGAATAGATGGTTCGAGAAGAAATCTGTGCGGATTGATGCTGGGTTTCATGTCGGTGTTATCGCGCCGTGGAAGTTCCCTGATGCATTTGATGGAATTGAACTGTCTCAGGTTGCTGAGTTCCAGCGATTTATTAGGCAAGTTGAGACGCCGCTGAAAGCGGATGTAAGAGCGAATGGCTGGGTTGGTGAGGCAATAGCCGAGCGGTTTGATCTGGACTTGGAAAAGAAGGCTGACAAAAGCCGTGTAAAGCGGTTACTGGCTGGCTGGGTGGAGACTGATGTTCTGCGGATAGAGAAGCACAAAGAGGCTCGAACAGGACGTGAGATACGGGTAGTTGTGAGCGGTGAGAACAATGTTCGATCATAACTTAAATGTGGCATCGTATCTTCCCAACCTTTGTTGGGAGATACAATGACACGGTTATTGTTACAGTTATGTTTATATGAGGTATGGAACATAACTGTGGTGACAATAATGTCACACAAATAATGAGGTAAAAATGCAGTGTAAGATGTGTGGAAAAGATATAACTGGACGTGGCAAAAGTGGTTTATGCCAGCCTTGCTCGGCAAGGCGATTAATGCTTGCCAAGTGGGGAAGCTATGGCATCAGGCAAGGCAACGCCTTTAAGATTATGTCACCAGAAATTATCGATTGGCTGGCAACTGAAGCAAGTAAGTCGAAGGTCGATATGGCAACGATTATTAGTTCGATTGTGGCGGATGCTTGGTGGGATGAGAACAATGGATTGAGTGAGGAAGAGAAGGCGCCAGCCTGTCTATGTGGCAATGAACAGATACCGTACTAAGGAGCGAAGATGAACTGGGATAAGTTTTATGAGAATTACTATTCGTTTCCAACGGAGTTGCGAGACTTGCTCGAAGAGCATTTTGGCAAGTACGTGATTGATCGGGCTAGGCGCGATGCTGAGAGCGGCTTGCGAAAGCAGCCAGCTTGCGACTTCGATGTGAAGCACAATGTGCGCCGTCGTCTCGATCCGAAGCCGATCATGGATTACTTACGAGCGAACCCGAACTCTTCAGCGCATGAGATTACAGAGGGAATGGCGCAAGACTTCTTGAAGGTGTCAGGCCAGTTGATATCTTTAAGCCGCGAAGGCTTAGTATACAAAGCAATGCGTCGTAATGTGTCTACCTCTGGTAGACAACAAGTATGGGAATATTGCGTCAAAGATTAAGGATTTCTCCTAGCGATCACACACAAACGGTGGCGTCATTTCGCGCCTGTAAGGACGGTCAAATCAGGTCAGAACAAGGGCAAAATAACGCTAAATAATGCCCGAAATAACCTAACACATTGATAATAAACAATAATAAAAGTAACATAATACATGTTATGCGAATAAGCCCCCCCGTGAACGATATTTAGCCCGAGTGCTTTTGCAAGGTCGGACGCACACGCGCAGACAGTTCTAGCCACAGGCGAATTTCTGATTTATGTTTGAAAAAATTTTTAAACAAATAGGAGACGCAAATGCCTAAAGGCGTTGGGACATATGGAACGAAAAAAGGACGACCGCCAAAAAAACCAACAAAGGGTAAATAATGGCTGGGCGTCCTGTATTACGAAAACTTCTCAAAGACATCGAAACTGACGGCGGTTTTGAAAAAATTTGCGAGAAAGTTGAAGAAGGCGGATCGATTGCTGGCATTGCAAAACACTATGGCGTCTCCAGAAAATTTTTAAGCGAAATTTTAAACAAAGACCCGTCCCAAAAACTGGCTCTCGCCAACGCTCGAAAGAACCGAGGCGAATGGTACGCCCAAGAGGCGCTTCGGATTGCAGACGAAGTTGAGGAAGACAGCAACGCGATCAACAAAGCACGGGAGCGCATAAAGGTTCGCCAATGGCTTGCGTCAGCGGAAAACCCAGAGCGCTACGGCTCAAAACAAAACACAGTAACAATATCAATTGGAGAGATGCATCTGAACGCCTTAAAGAAAATTAATCAGGAAACTATCGAAGATGCAGAAGTCATCGACAACTAGATTAAGAGATTTGGATTTTGACAATGTCATTATGGTTTGTTGGTCAGGCGATAAGATGACGATGGTTACGACGTGCCATGAGCAACGCGCCGTTGTTCATGCTCTCGACAGCGCCTTACAAAAAGCAATTTCAGATTTATCGCCAGAGGGAGCAACTGTTCATTGAGCCAAGAAGTCTTCGAGCAATTTGTAAAAGAGACAAAAAACGATCCCGTACGCTTCGTTAAAGAATATCTTGGCGTCGTCCCAGACCCGTGGCAAGCCGAGGTTTTAAGCCTAATTGCCAGCGGCGAGAGAGCCATTAGCGTTAAGTCGGGTCACGGTGTAGGAAAATCGACTTTTGCAAGCTGGGCGATGCTTTGGTACTTGCTAACCCGTTATCCCGTTAAGGTTGTTTGTACCAGTCCAACCAGTAGTCAGCTATTCGACGCGCTTTTTGCCGAATTAAAGCGCTGGATTAACGAATTGCCGCCGCAGCTTAACGAGCTACTCAACGTCAAATCAGACCGAATAGAACTCATAGCGGCGCCTACTGAAGCCTTTATTTCAGCCCGTACCAGTCGCGCCGAAAATCCAGAATCTTTACAGGGTGTACACTCAGAATCGGTACTACTGGTTGCAGATGAAGCATCGGCGATACCAGAGGCGGTTTACCTTTCCGCCGCTGGAAGTATGTCGGGTCATGCGGCGTGTACTTTACTTTTGGGTAACCCTACCAGAAATACTGGCTATTTCTACGATACACACAACAAGCTTAGAGATCGCTGGGTTACGCGCACAATATCGTGCGTCGATAGCCCCCGTGTTTCTGACGATTTTGTTCGAGAGATTGCCGAGCGTTTTGGCGAACACTCCAACAACTATCGCGTTCGCGTTATTGGCGAATTTCCACTACAGGAAGACGACACGGTTATTCCCTATCATTTAGTCGATAGCGCCCAAAAGCGCGATATTGAGCCGCAACTGGACGCTCCCGAAGTATGGGGTTTAGACGTGGCAAGGAAGGGCGGAGACTTTGCTGTGCTGTGCAAGCGTCAAGGCACGGTCATTAAAGAATTAATAAAGTGGAAAGACCTCGATCTAATGGAATTGTGCGGCGCGGTTAAGTTTGAGTACGACCAGCTACACCCGTCGGCGCAACCCGTCGAGATTGCGGTAGACGCAATCGGGATGGGAGCGATGGTTTGCGATAGGTTTATGCATTGGAACATGCCAGCCGTATCGATTAATGTGAGCGAAGCCAGTTCGATGAAGGCGCAATATTTAAATCTCCGAGCCGAGCTATGGTTTAAGATTAAAACTTTTCTTGAAAACCGAGATTGCAAAATCCCAATGGACGAAGCGCTTGCCGAAGAATTACTGGCAACCCGATTTAATTACACAACGTCTGGAAAGATAAAAATCGAGAGCAAAGACGAAATGCGAAAAAGAGGTCTTCGTTCTCCTGATAACGCAGACGCCTTTGCTCTGTGCATGGCATCAGACGCCATAACGGCGCTTCGAGGGAACGTAAGCCATCACCATAAGTGGTCACAGCCAATTAGACGCAATATGCAAGGAGTAGCGTAATGGGCGCTGGAGGACTTTTAAAATTATTACCAGAGTTATTTGGCGAGTTTTCAAAAAACAAGTATCAAATTCCAGTAACGGAAATGACGAGAGTTTTAAAACCAACCCATCAAATTGAAAAAAAAATTATCAATTGGGATAATGAAACAAATTCTTGGCGAAGATCGGTTTATGACTTTCTTGGTGGCGATCAAGACCCACAACTTGCTAGCGCTTTTCAAGGATTATCAGAATTTACGCCAATGGCAATTATGTATTCGGCTGAAGACGGGATGGACGCGGATATGAACGCTGAAAGCCAAGACCAAATAAAAGATTATTTAAAAAATCGAGCGGCGAGTATTGGCCATAGAGGTTTAGCATTGCTTGATATGTTAGGCATTGGCGCTGGTGCTAAAGTTATAAAAAACTCTGTAAAAAAAGGTTTATTAGATTAATGCCCGAACCAATTACACTTGCATTAGGTGCATTCGCGCTGGCGAAAAAAGCTATTGAGTTAGGCAAGGACGCTAATGAAATATCACGTTGTTTGGGAAAAGCATGGTCAGCTATCGATGACGTTAAAGCCCAAGCTGCAAACGCTAAAAAGTCTAATGATTCCAATGCATTAGAGAAATTTATAGCCTTAAAACAAGCGGAAGATTTAGAAGAATCAATCCGAAATATAGTGATATCCCAGCGCGGAGAGGCTGGCTGGCGGCAACTTAAACAGCTACGTCAGCAAGAAAAACAACAAAAAATAAAAGGTCGCTATCAAGCGACACGCAGAAAAAATCAAATTGTAAACGCTATAGGAATTATATGTGCAATGCTCATTACTGGAGTTGGTGCTTATTTTATGATTATTTTTGCGATGAGGTATCAATAAGATGAATGGAACCCAAGCGCATATTAGCATTAACAATTATTTTATTTTTATTAGCGTTCGCACACATAAACACTCAACCACCAGCATGGTTGATAGTTAAATGAAAAAACTTTCAAAAGATAATCCATTAAATCAAGCTGACTTGGATGGTGATGGAATTGTAACGACGGAAGAGTTAGACACCCATGAACGCTATATTAAAATTGATAATCAGAACCGCAAGGAAGACCAGTCACGTTTTATTATACTCTTTAGTGTGTTTAGTGTTACAGCCTTTATAGCCATAATGTTAACGCCGTTTATTTCAATTGAGCGTGTTCAAGTGTTGCAACCAATAGGAAGCACTTGGGTCATAGCCAACATGGGTATTATTGGTACTTTTCTTGGCGTTAATGGCTACACAAAAATTAAGGAGAATGGCAAATGATGGAAGGGTACTTCGATGACATTTTAGAATACTTTGTCATTCCAGTTATTATGTTCGTTTGGATTATGCATCGAACTCAACAAGGTCAGGGTACAAAAATTGCCGTACTCGAAGCGCTTCTTGATCGAACGAAAGAAGGGCATGACAGAGAGATAAAAGAAATGCGTGAAACCGTAAAACATATTTTTGCCAAACTCGACATTATTGAACAGGCGTTGAGAAAATGAAAATCCACGAACTTGGACGGGTTGGGGAACACTACGCGGTTTATCGATTAGAACAGGCTGGCATACAGGCTATTCGCGTTGACCGTGAGGATGAAGATATCTGGGCAAGGCTTCCTAATAAAAAAATTATTTCAGTACAAGTTAAAAGTTCAAGTCCATTTAGACCATATGACCGTACCGCCCATTTTAGATTTTATTTTAGAAAAAAATATAGTTCATACAAATCAGCGGATGTATCGGTATGCGTTGGCGTAAGGCCAGAAGAAATGAATTTGCTTTGCATACAGGATAATTTTGAAACAGAAAAACGTAGAGATATCCGCATAAATGAAAAATTTTTTAACGCAAATATTGAGAAAGAAAGTATTCAAAGGCTTATCGACGACAAACCAATGAAACACTTTGGACAGGGGAAAGTGCAATGATAGGACAAATTATAGGAGCCGTAGGCGGCTTGGCAACAACTTGGCTGGAAACCAAACAGGAAACCGCTCGGAGCGCCGCCAAAGTGAAGCAAGCGAAAGCTGAAGCTGAGAGCGAAGTTTTAAAAGTTACGGCTACGCATGAAGCTGGCTGGGAAAAAATCATGGCGCAAAACTCAAATAACAGTTTTAAAGATGAAGCGTGGACTATAGCCTTTCTTATTATTTTACTGGCAAACTTCATTGAGCCGCTCCAGCCTATGATGTTACGCGGCTTTGAAAACCTTGCCAATTGCCCAGCTTGGGTTCAAGGCGGTATGTACGCCAGTATAGCCGCCAGTTTTGGTTTAAGAACAGTTAGAGGATTTAAAAAATGAATATGACAAAGTTGAAAGAAGAAATTATTGCTGACGAAGGTCGAATGGACGAAATTTATAATTGTTCTATGTCCGTTAAGACCGCTGGAATAGGTCATGCCATTCGAAAATCAGAACCAGAATACAAATTGGAGCTTGGCACAAAAGTATCGGACAAGCGTATTGACGAATGGTTTGACAGCGATATTAAAAGTACAATTGCTGATGTTAAATTTTTATTTCCTAACATTTCAGATATTCCCGAAGAGGGTCAAAGAGTATTAGCAAATTCCTGTTTTCAACTTGGCAGAAATCGTTTGAGCCATTTTGTAAAACTTAGAAAAGCTGTGGCGGAGCCTTACTGGTGGCTTTCGAAAGAAGGAAAAGAGAAAGTTGCGGCGGAAATGAAAGACAGCCGCTGGTACAAGCAAACAACAAATCGAGTGCAACGCCACATAGATCGGATTTTAGCGTTATAGTTTGTCTACCTACAGTTGTAGACCCATTTGAAAATTCGCTTTATAGTTGCAAAAATAAAACAGGAAGATTGGATTGGCTAAACCAGAAAAGCTAACAGAAGACGATATTCACGGTATAGTCGCCAGCGCCGTCGATGACGCAGTTGACTTTATCGAAAGCGAAATTGCGCCTGTTCGAACGAAATCAGAAAAGTATGTAAACGGCGGAGTAAATATTGGGCATGAGGACGGGCGCTCAAGCGTTGTAAATACAAAATGCCGCGATGTCGTCCGATCCATCAAGCCAAGCTTAATGCGTGTATTTTTACACGGGGATAAGCCTGTAGAGTTTGTTCCCAAGTCCCCAGAGGACGTACAGAGCGCACAGCAAGCGACAGATTATATTAATTACAAGTTTCAGCAATTAAATGGCTACAAACTTTTGAGCGGCGCAATACATGAAGCATTAATAAAAAAAGTAGGGTTTTTACAAGTCTATTACGAAGATTATTCTAAAGCAGAAATTTACACTTACAGCTTCCTAGATGACGACGCATTTACCCTACTTGCTAATGACGAAGAGGTCGAGGTTCTCGAGCATGAAGAAGTTGTCGAAGCTTCTGAAAATTCTCCCGAGGTTCGCTATCATAATTGCAAAATTTCCAGAACAAAAAAATCTGGCGATATTTGTATCGAAGCCATTCCCAGCGAAGAATTTTTTATTGATCGAAATGCGAAAGGTTTAAATGAAAATGAATACTATGTTGTCGGTCATAGGACAGAAATGCGTGTCAGCGACGTTGTGGCTATGGGTTTCGATTTTGACGAAGTTAGCGAACTCTCGGGACTGGGTAGCAAAACAAGTAGCGCGGACGAAGAAATCGAAGCAAGGCGAGGCTACACAATCGACAGAGACGAAGACGAAAACTCGAAAGACTTATCGCAGAAAAAAGTCCTAATTAGCCAAGCTTATATGAGAATGGATATTGAGGGTAGCGGAACAAGCAGTCTCTATCGTTTTATCCTTGGCGGAAATAATTATAAAGTTTTAGATTATATGCTATGCGACGAATGCCCGATTGTGGCGTTTGAAGTTGACCCAGAGCCTCACACGTTCTTTGGCAGATCGATAGTTGATCTTATTATGACTGATCAAGACGCCAGTACACAAATTTTGCGCGGTATCCTCGATAACGTAGCGCTGACAAATACGCCGCGAATGGCGGTTACACCAGATGTGAATATCGATGACCTATTAAACGCTGAAGTTGGCGGAGTGGTCAGAATGCGTAATTTAAATTCGATTACGCCGCTCGATATTCCATTCACCGCTGGGCAAACTTTGGGCGCTCTTCAGTATTTGGATACGCTAATCGAAAATAAGACAGGCGTAACGAGAGCAAGTGTCGGACTTGATCCTGACGCGCTCCAATCCACCACAAAAGCTGGAGTACAGGCAACATTGAGCGCCCAGCAAGGTCAAGTCGAAGTTATCGCTAGAAACCTTGCAGAAGGCGGCATGAAGCGCCTGTTTAAGCTTATGCTACATCTTATCACAAAGCATCAGGACAAGCCGTCTATGATGCGTATGAACAGCCAATTCGTTCCAATTGATCCACGGGTTTGGAACGTCGATATGGATATGTCGTGCAATGTTGGTTTGGGTACGGGGAGAACTGAAGAAAAGACAATGGCTCTTCAGCAAGCGTTAGCGCTCCAGCAAACAATTTTTGGCGAATACGGTAACCAAAATGGCTTAGTTTCGATGACAAATATTCGAAATACTGTCGCAGATTTGCTTGGAACTATGGGGATTAAGAATGCAGATCGGTACTTCCAGCCTATGAACGAACAAATAGAACAGCAACTTATTGCACAATCGTCTCAAGAGGATCAGGAAGCACAAAAACTTGCAATTCAAAACGACCCAGCAACAAAGCTTCTCCAAGCTGAAACAGTTAAGGCTCAGACAAAGGCTCAGACAGATTTAACCAAGATGCAACTTCAGCAACAACAACAAACGCTGAATGACGATCTTGCACGGGATAAAATGGATCAAGACTTACTTATCAAGGCGGCGGAAGTCCTAGGGAAGTATGGCACGGCGGTCGATGTAGCCGAAATTAATGCAATGAAGAACGCTCCAAGAAATGGCGGTTTAAATGGTAACTGACATAAAAAGAGAAGCTTCAAAAGCAAAGAAATTGCTCAATGATGAAACCTTTATGGAAATCATGGATCGATTGAGAAACCGTCAAGTCGAGACGTTTCTCACTAGCGCAAAAGAACAAATCGAATTGCGTGAAACCGCTCATGATATTGTGGCGGCAATAACCTTAATCGAAGACGAACTCCATGCCGCAATAGCGGAAGAGACACTTTTCGATAAGAAACATCAATAAAGGAGTTTGCACCGTGGAAGCGACAAACAATGAGACAGAACAAGTAGCAGATTATGGCGACGGGTCAGTAGACGCAGTTGCTCAAGGTCTTTTATATAATCCAACGCCCGAAGAGACGCCAGCGGCGGAAGCCGAAGAGCCAGTAGGGGAAGAGTTGGATGCTGGAGCCGTCGATCCAGAAATAGAAACCGACGAAGGAATTGTTGATGATCCTGTAGACGAGGAAGTCGAAGAGCAATCTATACCGCCCATTTACCAAGTAAAGGTAGATGGTAAAGAGGTAGAGGTCACGCTTGAAGATTTAAAGCGGTCTTACTCTGGTCAATCTCATATTCAAAAAGGAATGCAAGAAGCCGCCGCCGCTAGGAAACAAGCGGAAGAAGTTTATGCAAGCCTTACAACTGAACGTGAAAAGCTGAAAGTTAAATTGGATAGCATCCAAGAACTTGGCAATTCAAATGTACCCAAAAAGCCTGATAAGTCGCTTATGGATAGTGATCCAATTGCATTTTTCGAGCAAATGGAAAACTACAGAGAAGCGGTTGAAGCCAATGAAACTTTGTCGAAACAGAAATTAGAGGTTCAGCAAGCCCAAGCCCAACAAGCACAAGCCCAGCATAACGTCTATTTATCTCAGCAAGCAAAGATTTTAACAGAAAAAATTCCAGAATTTGCAGAGCCAGAGAAGGCTCAAAAGCTTAGATCGGAATTAGTATCTACAGGAGTTCACTATGGTTTTTCTGAAGCCGAAATTACTGAGGTTGCCGATCATCGTGCGATTCAAGTCATGTACGACGCTATGAAGTATCGACAGGCACAAGCTGGGAAAGCGACGGCGGTAACTAAGGCTAAAGGTGCAAGACCAATGGTGAAGGCTGGGTCAAAGAAAAGTGAAGGTTCGGGTAAAACCAAAGTAGCTGAAGCGGCACGTTCTAAAATGAGATCAACTGGCAGTGTCGATGATGTTGCCGCTTACCTATTAACAGGAGAATAAAATGGGTGTAACAGCAAATGCTTTGGAAACGTACGATAGTACGATGATCAGAGAAAACTTACAGGAAGCGTTAATTTCTATTTCGCCTACTGACAATATTTTTATGAGTTCAGTCGGAAGTAAATCCGTAGACAATACGCTATTTGAATGGGGCGCAGTTTCGCTTCAAACAGCGGCGAATAACAGAGCAATGGAAGGTGAAGTAGCTCCAAGCGTTAATACAGCAACCATGCCTGTCAGATTGTCAAACTATACTCAGATAAGTACGAAAGTTGTTGAAACGACTTCAACTGCACAGGCGTCAAACGGCGTTGGTTCGCACACTACTCAGGCAAAGCAGATCGCTTATAAGTTAAAAGAACTTCGACGTGATCAGGAGAAAATGATGCTTGATAACGTGGCGGCGGTTGCTGGTTCTTCTGGCAATGCTCGAACCTCGGCTGGTATGGCGGCGTTTATTCGCTCAAATGGTCAAAGGGGTACAGGCGGAGCCGCTCCAACTTTATCTGGAACTACCGCTGGTTATCCAAACGCGGCAGCGACAGATGCAAGTACCTCTAACCAAAGAGCCATCACGGAAGCGCATCTTAAAAGTGTTATTAAAGATGCGTGGGAAGCTGGCGCAGAGCCAAGTATGGTATTATGTGGAGCGTTTAATAAAACAGCAATTTCCGCATTTACTGGCAACGCTACGAAGTATCAGGAAGTGGACGGTAAGAAGCTTACAGCCGCAATTGATATTTATGTCAGCGATTTTAATACCGTAAGTATCGTGCCAGCAAGGCAGATAAGAGCCAGAGACGTGATCGTAATTGATCCCAGCTACGCTCGAATTTGTTACCTACAAAACGCAAAGCAAGAGCCTCTTGCAAAAACTGGTTTAGCAGATCGAACCATGATCAGCGTTGAGTATGGCTTACAGGTCGATACGGAAGAAGCACACGGCATTATTGCGGATTGCACTACTGCTTAAACTTAAACAAGGATGCTAAAAAAATGAGTACATTTAAAATACGCATCACGACTGAAAGGCGCCCGTTTTACGACGGGCGTCCATTAAGCGTGGGTGAGGAAATAGAGGTTTCGCAAGAAGATTTTGATCATTTTAAAGCGCACGGTTGGTGCGAGGAAATGGAAACTAAGAAAGCTGAACCAAAAAAGAAGAAGAGAGCGCGAGATAAAAACGGGCATTACATTGGCGACGATCCAAAAACTGCTCGCAATGAGGCATACGTCGATGGCTGAAAACATTCAAAATGTTAATTCAAAGATGGTCGAAGAGGACGGTAATTTACATATCGTTCGTACTCAAGAATTGAGCGATTTTTTTAAAGAAAATCACCATCTACAATCGGAAAGTCCAAACCATCACGGGGATGCCCGTTGGCGGTTAGCTGGGCGTATACCTTTCGTTGTGGCGGAGCAATGGTCACGCGAATGCGGAGCGTCGATAGGTTCACAAGAATTTCTTGAATATTGCAAAAGAAAAATGATGGATGGCGATTTTGCCAAACTACGAGTTCGAGGCGTTTAATGGATACTTATGCAAATTTAAAAACGTCGATTGCTGACTGGCTTAACCGCTCAGATTTAACGTCGGTCATTCCGACTTTTATATCTCTTGCCGAAGCTGGCATGAATAGAAACATTCGACATTATAAAATGCATAAAAGATCAAATGCCCAAGTTGATACACAATATACGGCTGTACCAGCGGATTTTCTTGAAACGGTACGGTTTCAAGTATCTACTGCGCCGCCTTCCCTTATTGAGCCAGCTTCAACGACAGAGATTATGAAGCGGCGCTATGAAAATTCAGACACGGCTGGCAGACCTACCTTATTTAGTATGGTTGATAGTCAGTTTGAAATGTGGCCTACGCCTGATGCAACCTATGATGTTGAATTACTTTATTATGCAAAAATTCCATCATTGTCAGATACCAATACTGTCAACTGGCTTTTAACCGAAGCGGCTGACGTTTACCTATACGGGAGCCTACTACAAGCGGCGCCGTACCTACAGGACGATGCTCGTCTTGAAACTTGGGCGCAACTTTACGCCGCATCCACCACTAACCTTATCGGATCATCCGAAACCGCTAGAAATGGCGGCTCCCTAAAAATCAGAGTGAGGACTTACTAATGTCATTTTCTAATGCTTTCGAAACACATCTTTTAACTTATTTATTCACGTCGGGTACACCATCTCCAAATCGCCCGACTGCATGGCACGTCGCCGCGTTTACTTCAAACCCAGCCGAAGACGCAAGCGGCACGGAAGTTTCTGGCAATGGTTATACCAGAAAGCCAGCGACTTTTACTGTAAGCGGTAACCTAGCCACAAATTCTACGGCGGCAATTGAGTTCCCGACGTGTACTGGCTCGAATTGGGGCGCGGTCACTCATATAGGAGTTTTTGACGCCGCAACGTCTGGAAACTTAATCGCTTATTCGGCGCTCTCTTCGACAAAAACGATTGAGGTGGGGGACGTGCTAAGAATTCCCCAGAATGATTTGGATGTGAGTTTAGATTAATTACTTAGGGGAATAAGTTTATGTCAACAATTGTAAATAGAGTATCAAAAGGAACGAAGCTTACTTTCGCTGAAGTTGACGCGAACTTTTCAAATCTAAACACGGATAAGGCGGAGATGACGCATTCGGATACTCCGCCTTCCTCGCCAACCGTTGGGGATTTTTGGTTCGATACTTCGACATTAACTACCTACGTTTATTACAACTCTCAATGGGTACAATCAGTCGTCGCCTCTGGCGGTAACGCTGGCGGCTCTGGAATAAGTTTAGGAAGTTTAAGCGTTGGAGCCGAGGGAACTGCAAGCGGCGATGGCTCAGTTACTTACAACAATTCGACAGGAGTATTTACTTATACTCCGCCAGTAATTTCTGGAAGTTCAACCACCGTTGTTGCTAATGCCGCTAATCTTCCCACAAGCCCTTCAGACGGTGACTTAGCGTTTGCAGCCGACACTAGCCGTTTGTATCTTTCTCGAAACAACGCTTGGTACTCGGTGGCTCTCGTTAACACCGCCCCAAGCGTATCTGGAAATCAGGCAACTTACGAATTGGCTACAGATGGAACAGCTACCGTTGTAACAATGTCAGCAACAGACCCCGAGGGCGATCCGATTACTTGGTCACACACAGCAAGTGGTCTTGGATCAATCGCGACGATATCTAGGTCTAACAATGTTTTCACCATTACTCCAAATACTAGCAACGTAGCTGGTACGTTTTCAGTTTCTTTTCAAGCTTCGGATGGGGCAAATACGGCGAATGCAACATCATCTTTTACTCTTACTTTTGCTAGTCCAATGACAAGAGGCACTCAGTTGCTCACAAAAACTTCTGGGAATAATAATAGAACAAATTCAGTATTTGACGATAGTTCAACAAGCAATCATACCATCACTCCGAATGGAGACGTTTACCAGACGTCTTTCAGCCCGTACTCTGTTCCACAGGGATTTTGGTCTTCAAACTTTGCGGCTAAAAGCGATCAATTAAATTTTACATCAGTTGATTTAGGAACTGGTAATTTTACGATTGAGGCATGGGTCAAGCCCGACAATTTAACTGGTTATCACGCGATGATTGCTCATGATAATACCTCGAACTCTTACTTTCAATTCCACATGCACGGAGCAAATATTCAGTTTTGGGAAGCTTCCCAATTAACAGCTACAGGCGTTATGGTTGCAAACGAGTGGCAGCACGTAGCCTTAACAAAAGACACATCGACCTCCACTCCTACTTTCACAATTTATCATAACGGAAAAAATGTTGCTCAAGCTACAAACGGGACGAGTGTTAGGCATATTAATAGAATTGCAAATTATTCTGCTGGAAACAATAGCGAAGGTTACCAAGGAAAAATGTCAAATGTAAGACTTTCTAATACCCTACGTTATCAAGGAGATTATTTTACACCGCCCAGTCAATTTACGTCAGACAGCAATACTCTTTTACTTGCTTGTGCATCAAACAGATTTATCGATAATAGTTCAAATGCAGTTGCTCTAACCGCTACAACTGGTAGTTCAATTAGTACGGATATTCCTTCGTGGGTATTACCTGATGTTTGGAAAGCAACAGTTAATGGCTCGGCTTATTTGGACGGGTCAGGGGATTCTTTATCTATTGCAAGTACGACAGACCTAGCATTTGGAACTGCTGAGTTCACCATATCTTTTTGGCTGAATATTGTTAGTCAAGCAACAACATATTCATCAATTTTAGATTGGCGTCATTCTTCTCAAACCGACGCTTCTGCTATCTCGATAAGTTTTGATAGTAGTAAGTTATATGTTTATAACGCTGGATATTTAATCAATAATTTGCCTCGTAATTTAAATCAATGGCAGCACATCGTTTTTCAAAGAAGAAATATAGGTGGAACTTTAACTAACGAATTTTTTATAAATGGAGTGTCAGTACATTCCGCTGCAAACTCGACTAACTGGACGGCAAGCACTTTAAAAATTGGTTCTTCAACTTGGAATGATCACGCGAATTTTTACATAAGTGATTTAAAAATAAATAAGGCTAATGCTGTATATTCGTCAGCGTTTACTCCGCCTACCTCACCCAGCGCACTTGATGCAAGTACGATATTAAAACTTAATTTTACAGATGTTGGTATTTTCGATAGTGCAGCAAGAAGTTCTATTAAACTGATTGGAAATACGAAAGAAAGCACTACGCAAACAAAATATGGAACTACAAGTTTTTACTTAGATGGAAGTGGTGATTATGTAAATATTACAGGGTTATATCCGCCAAGAGTAGGTGACTTCCAGTTGGAAGGATGGTTTTACGAAACTTCTTCTGGCGACAACGGATTATTCCAAGCCTTTGCTCCGCTATCAAACTCAACTGGCGGCGTGGCTATCGGAACCGTTGGCGCTACAATGTGGTATCAACAGGCAAATAGCCAAACAAATATTGGGTCGCATTGGGGTCAAAACGCATGGAAACATCTTGCCGTAGTTAGACGAAATGGCGTCCAGCATTTATTTGTAGATGGAACAAGAATTGATGTTCGAGCCAATACGACAGACCTGACTGATGGCCAAATAAACTTGGGCGGTTATTATTCTACAGGCAATTTAACGACAGCTTATTACGAAGATTTTCGTTATTTAAAAGGTCACACAACCTATCCTAATGAAGCGCCTCAAATACCCTTAACCGCCGTTTCTGGAACATCTTTACAGCTTGCAAACGCCTCTACAATCCCCAGTTCACCAAACGGATTAACCTTGACGGCATCCGAGGGATCACCAACCGTTTCGACTTTTACGCCATCCTACTCAACGGTAACCCACAGTATTTACTACGATGGAAATGATATCACAAAAATTGATGCTAATACTGCTTTGAACTTTGGAGTAACGGATTTCACTATTGAAGGACATTTTTATTTGGTTGCGAACGTAAGCACATACAATGCGTTATTTGATAATCGTGTAACAAACAATAATCAAGGGTTTAGTCTTTCAACAAATGGTACAAATATGTACTTATATTCCGCCGCCTATATTGTTAATAATATTCCTTTTTCTTTTGGAAAGTGGCATCATATTGTCTATCAAAGGAAAACAGTATCAGGCACACCAACCCATCAGATTTATGTTGACGGTATGTTTATAGGAGAAAGCACTACCGCTAGAACTTATGGTAATAATCCCTTCTATATAGGTGGTGGGATGGGTACTTCTGAAAATCATAATATGTATGTGTCTGACTTTAGAATTGTTAAGGGTTCGGCGGTTTACGATAAATCATTTACACCACCCACAGGAGCGCTCTAATGGCTATCACTTTCCCATCTTCTCCCAGCAACGGCGATACTTCAGTCCAAAATGGAATAACTTATAGCTACTCTTCGAGCGCAAATGCATGGACGGCGGAGAAGTCATTCTTGCCAGCGACAGGCGGTCAATTAAGCGGAAACATAACTTTTGCTGGCACTCAAACTGTAGACGGTAGAGACTTGTCGGCGGATGGCATAAAACTGGACGGCATCGAAGCCAACGCGACAGCAGATCAAACCGCAGCCCAAATACTTACAGCCGTAAAGACAGTAGACGGAGCAGCGTCTGGATTAGACGCAGACCTTCTCGACGGGCAACATGGAGCGTATTATGCCCCCATATCTTCTCCAACTTTAACGGGGACGCCTCTTGCTCCTACAGCCTCCGCAGCGACAAACAATACCCAAATTGCAACCACAGCCTACGCAGACGCCGCCGTTGCAGCCCTAGCAGACTCAGCACCTACTACACTCAATACTTTAAACGAATTAGCAGCAGCTTTAAATGATGATGCAAGTTTTAGCACTACTGTAACTAATAACATTGCTACTAAGGCTAACTTATCAGGAGCAAATTTCACAGGAAATGTTACGACAACTGGGAATGTTGGAATTGGTAATAATAATCCAGAAGCGTATGGAACGCTTATTGATAACCTTGTAGTCGGAACAACATCTGGCGAGAACGGAATGACGATTGCTTCTGGTACATCTAATGGTGGTCGCATTTGTTTCGCTGACAATACTACAAGCCCACAGCGAGGCATGATCGAGTATGCTCATAGCAGTGATTCAATGAGTTTTAACACAAACGGTGCTACTCGGACTACTATAGATAGTTCTGGCAACCTTACCCAAACTGGAAACATAACAGCATACTCTGATGAACGGTTAAAAGAAAACGTAACAACCATACCAGACGCACTTGAAAAAGTAGAAATGATGCGTGGTGTTATGTTCGACAAGAAATCGTCTGAAGATGAATTTTCGCACATGACTAAAGGTTCTGGCGTGATTGCCCAAGAGTTAGAGAAGATTGCTCCCGAATTAGTTATAGATGGAGAATACAAATCTGTAGCCTACGGAAATATGGTTGGCTATCTCATTGAGGCCGTTAAAGAATTATCCGAAAAAGTAAAAGAGTTGGAGAAGTAATGGCACTACAAACCGCGAATGGAAGCCCACCGTCAAACTCATTAAGTTTAAGTGAAGTTAATACTGAACTTGGGAAATCTAGTACAACCCAAATTGCATTAAATGACGCTGATGTTCGTGGGTTAATTGGGAAAGGAGTTAATGAAACATTCGGAATGATTGAACTCTATGGCGCCTCTTCGGTTGTGGGGTGGATACGGGTTATGCCGTTTGATATTACTAATCATAGTTCAACAACTACTTCTGTAGTTTTTGACAGTAGCGATAATATGTACGCTTTAATTTTAAACACACAAAAATCTAGAAGTGGAAGTTGGAACAATACAGCGCTTGCTGGGAATTACGAACTTTATAAATTTAATTCCAGCAATGTTGAGCAAGCAAATGTTGGCTTTTCTTTAGACCACATGAATGGCGCACAAAACATTTATGCGTCAGGAAGTTTTAAAGAAGTATCAAAAATTATTTTAAGAGGAACATCTGATATTTATGCTTACTTGCCTCGAAAAGTGAACACTTATTTTCCCCACGATGGTATTTCAATGAATGCTACAGTTATGACTGTGACAAAGCATAATCAGTCCAACTTATTACAAGAACACGATTTGTGGCATCATTTTTATATGAACTCGAGGCCGCATACCGCTAGTTTTGGTAACGATAATTATTTGTCCGCTGGCAGCTATGGTAGAGAGGCTCAAGGCGATTATGGCATGGCTGCTATTGATAAAAATAATAAATTAACTGTTTGTGTGCCAGCAAAAACAAATGCAAGTACGGCATACTGGATGGTGAGCCGCTATGGAACTGATCCTCAATACACTTCAGCGCCAGAAATAATGTCTGCTTATAGAATGACTGATTCGGGCGGAACTAGCTACTGGAACCAGACTAATGTTTATTCAAGAGTAGTTATTCGTCCAGTTGATACCTCTTGGAACTGGTATTGGGGTATGGACGGTAATTCACATAGAGCGTATTGTTTGTTTAAAGACAGCGCCACCCGTTCCCAGCCTACAACTGCGAATGGATATGGCGGTTTAATAGGGTCGAATGACAATTCAAATTCAATTGTATCTCAAGCTATTCATCAGCATTCTTCGCAGTCACGTCCAGAAACAATGGTTTTAGACCATAATAACAATCCTTCAGTTTTTGGATATGGCGGTATAAAAACGCAAAATAACACAACCGTAGACGGTGGTGTTTGGTGTCAAACACACAATTCGGACGGCACAAAAAACGCATTACGGTTCCAGTTTACTTTGTGTAATTACTCGAGCAGCGATTATTCTAACGGTGGGTTTGAAAAAGCCGTGTATGATTCCTCTGGAAATTGCTACATGGCTGGCTGGAACAATATGTCGAGAATGGCTAACAATTCCGACTTAAACTTCTACCCGTGGGGAAGTGGGTCAACCTCATATCCTTACATAACTTGGGTTGCAAAATTTAATTCGTCTGGGGTCTATCAATGGCACACTTGGTTTAGTTGTAAAGAATGGGCATTACACTATCCACCAAGTGGACTTGGTACAGGCGGACAAGGGGGGAACCAAACTGTTTTTTCTAGTACATATGGAAATGCATACACTCAAAGAGTAACGATAAACGATTTAACAATTGATCCAGACAATAACTTAATAGTTAGTGGTCAAACGCCTTTTTATGGCGGCGTGTCAAACGCTACTGGAGCTTACAGAACTAATTTTATATTGAACCTTCCAGCGGACGGGTCGCATAGCGCTGGGTTTGTTGGCCACACAGATGTATCGGTTAACAGTTCAAATCGAAATGTTGGAATTTATTTGGGTAAAGTAACTGGAGATGGTCAAAGTTCGACTTCGCAATTTTATTGGAGTAACAACACAACTGGCAATTGTTTTTCAAATGACCAATACACTAGGTCGGGTGATAGCCAATGTAATGTGTATTGCAACCTTGGAAGGCCGAGGTCTACCTACGGCGGAACATCTGGGACGCAGTACAACACATCTACACTCCCTTGCATAACTCCAAATTCTGTAAACGTCGGTTATAGAATAATAGCCCCAACATCGGACAGCCAAAATAGTTCTGGTTCTCCGAGAGACTACACACCGCCAGCCGAATTAACTAATGCAAGCACTTTTGAAGAGTTTTAAATAAATGACAACTTATACTTTTACCAATTACTGGCAAAGTGGATATGCACAAGGCGAAGCGTATGAAGCTTCTGTGGCTTTGTCAGGAACAGGAACAGTATCGGCGGTTGGGGTTCGGTTGCGGCTTGGAGCAAGCGCAATTCCAACAACGGCTACTACCGCAATTTCTGGTCAAAATGTAAAAACTTCTTCTGCTTCAATTTCAGCGACGTGTACAATTACTCAAGCAGATGCCCAAGTAAGTCTCGTTGGCTCGAGCGCAATACCGTGCGCCAGTTCGATGACTGCAAATGGAGTGAAAGTTTCAAATCCAAACAGATCGGCGACAATTGCATCAACGGCTACAGTTTCCGCCAATGGCGTTCGCTATCGAGAAATTTCAGCAAATATTCAGCCAGCGTTAACTTTGGCAACGGCGGCAAAATTCACAACGGGAATGCCAGTCACAATCGCTGGAGTTTTAACAAATATCTGTGCGGCGAAATTTACTGTTAGCCCCAGCGTTACAATTGCGACGGCTGGCACAGTCGTAAGTCCTGTCGAGCGAATACATCGACCAAGCGCCACAATTACAACGCTTGGAAGTGTAAGTACAACGGCTCGAGAGAAATGGGAATTACTAGACGAAACAACTGAAATTTGGACTGAGGTGGCGTAATGGCAACGACTACAAATTATAATTGGACGATACCTACGGTTGGCGGCGATACAAACAATTGGGGTACGATTTTAAATACAACGATTGGTTCGATTGATACAAACCTTAATACGGTATCAACTACGGCTACAGCCGCCGCTGTAAAATCAAATAACTTATCTGACCTGACAAGCGCGGCAACCGCACGGACAAATTTAGGGTTAGGAACAATGGCTACTTTGAATCAAGGTGACGCTATATTCGCTACCAGTCCGAACTTTTCAGCAAGTATCACAAATAGTCATGCTATTTCATTTTCTGGATCGTTTACTTGTTCTGGTGATATTACAGCGTTTGCTTCAGACGCGACCCTTAAAACAATCGATAGCCCAATTGAAAATGCGCTCGAGCGCCTCGATAAAATTACTGGATATAATTACCATTGGAATGAGGAAGCCCAAGAAGAAAACTCAATGATTTTTACAAATGAACCGCAAGTCGGATTACTGGCTCAAGAGGTGCAAGAAATTCTTCCAGAAGTCGTAAAGCAATCTCCAGCGGCTCCAAAAAAACTAACTATTCAATATGAGAAGCTTGTACCGCTTCTCGTAAACGCAATTAAAGAATTAAAAGCTGAAATGGACATATTAAAGAATGGCTCTGATACCTCTAAGTCTGCCTAACGGCGTTTATAAGAATGGGACTGATTTACAGTCGGCTGGACGCTGGGCTGACAGTAATTTGGTGCGTTGGTCTGATGATGCGCTACAGCCCGTAGGCGGCTGGCGTTCACGGTCTGCGTCTGCCGCAAATGCACAAATTAGAGGTTTAATTGCTTGGAATGATAATTCGGGAGTTCGCCATATTGTCGGTGGAACATATAATAAGCTTTGGTACTGGCACGAAGGCGTCCAGCGATACGATATCACGCCAACCAGTTTTACCGCTGGGCGCGTTGACGCTGTAAATCCAATTGGGTATGGGCAAGGTATCTACGGGTATTATGGTTATGGAGTAGAGCGACCTGATACTGGTAACAGTCCAATAGCCACAACGTGGCAACTTGATTTGTGGGGCGAAAACCTAATTGGCTGTAGTCCCGACGACGGTAAGCTTTACGAATGGACGCTCAACTCTGGAACGCCAGCGGCTGTTATTGCAAATGCTCCAACTACAAACAAAGGCGTTATGGTTACCGACGAAAGGTTTGTTTTAGCGCTCGGATCGGGTAATCCTCGAACGGTTGCTTTCTCGGATCAGGAAGACAATACAGTCTGGGCGTCTACAGCTACAAATCAAGCTGGAACAATTGAATTAAATACAACGGGATCGATAGTTTGTGGTGTTAGAGTACGTGGTCAGAGCCTTATTCTCACAACCGACGATGCTCATGTGATGAATTATATCGGTCAGCCGTTCATTTACGGACATGAAAAGGTTGGCTCGAAATGTGGAATAGCTTCCAGCCAAGCCGTGGCTGTAATTGATGCTGGCGCAATTTGGATGGGGAACCGTGGCTTTTACACATACGCTGGCGGCGGAGTAACTGAGATTAAAAGTGAAGTTGGAGACTATATATTCAGCAACATGAATTTTGGACAGATTTCAAAAGTAGCCTCGGTTGTAAACTCTCAATTCTCAGAAATTATCTGGTTTTATCCATCAACGTCTTCTATCGAAAACGATAGATATGTTGCTTTTAATTACCAAGACCAAACTTGGTCAATTGGTTCAATGGCTCGAACTTCTGGCGTTGATCGAGGCATATACAATACGCCAATTTATGCAAACGCAACTGACTTTAAAATCTATGATCACGAAGTCGGATTTGATTACAGCGGCGACACGCCGTATGCGGAAACAGGCGCTATTCAAATTGGTAATGGTGACAATATTATGCATGTCAAAGAAGTTATTCCTGACGAAAAAAATCTTGGCGATGTATCGGTTACTTTTAAAACTCGACCTTATCCCACAGCTACAGAAACTTCTCATGGCGCTTATAGTACCGCCAATCCAACCAGCGTTCGATTTAATGGACGTGAAGTAAGAATGAAAGTCGCCGCCGTAGAGCCATCAAGCTGGAGAGTTGGAATTATGAGGATTGACGCGGTAAGAGGGGGCAGACGATGAAGCTTCCAATGCCAGATGAGATTTATTCTTTTTTAAAGGAATTACAAAAAACGCAGATTATCGAAAACGCAGATCGATCAAATCTAAAAAAAGATAGTGATATTGAAGTTGGGGTGGGACGTGTAATTTTACGAAGCCCGAACGGTACACGTTATTATCTAAGCGTTTCAAATTCTGGCACAATAACGGCGGTAGCAGTATGAAGATTTCAGCGGAACTTAAAAGATGTAGAGGCTGGATTGAAAACGCTCTGGCTCAAAATGGCAAGACGCATTCTTTTGAAGATATCGTACGAGAGTTGATTGAAAAGCGGATGCAATTCTGGAGCGGCCAGAACGGCTGTGCTATAACAGAAATAATTAAATACCCGAACGATAAGGAAATGAACGTGTTTCTCTATGGCGGCAAAATTGGATCAGGAATTAAACAATTAGAAATGATGAAAGAAAGCTTGTTTCAATTTGGAAGAGATAATGGTTGCACAAAAATTTCAATTACGGGACGCCGTGGTTGGAAAAAGGTTTTAGATAAGCACGGGTTTAAAAATACATTTATTACGATGGAAAGGGCGCTTTAATGGGCAAATCAAGCAGAACCGTGGAAAAAGAAATTCCAGAAGAAATCATGCAAGCAAACCGAGAAGCTTTGCTCGATGCTTCGAACGTAGCGCAAATGGGATACATACCCAAGTATGGAGCGCAAGTTGCGGCGCTTACGGACGCGCAAAAAGCGGCAATGAATAATACGTACGGAGCGGCTGGTTCGTTTGGTTTGGCGGCGCCAGCAAGAAATAATTTTGGAATGCCAGAGGTTGTAAATACGGGCGGAATTGATGGCTATGCTACGTCTCCAATTTTTGATGCGGCAATGGCAGAGTTTCAAGGGGCAAGACCAGCCCAATACGATTATCTAAATTCGTTTTTCATTGATCCTGTAACTGGCGAAGTTGGTTCACGGGGAATGGGTGTTGATCAAAGTTATTATAATATGATGATGGAAAAGCTTCAAAAAGAAGCTGAAGGAAGTACAAAGAAAAAAAAGAAGAAAAAAGATAAGGGTGGAACTAGTACGACTTCAAGTAATTTTACTGGCGATGAACATACGGCTGGCTGGTTTCGAGAGTTTGGAGACAATACATACGGTAGCCATGAGGATCACGACGCAAATTTTAGTTATTCGTTCAACAATCCTATGAGTGGCATCATGGATTATTTTAAAAAGTAAGGAAAAGAGATGGCTGGAAAAAAGAATAAAGGCGGCAAACCAGTAGAAGCGGCTGGCTCTACGGCTCCCGTTGATCCCATTTTTGCGGCGGTCAAAGCCAATAATGAAAAGGCAAAGGCAGAGCAAGCGGCGGCGGCTGGGGCAGTCCCAGAGCAACTGCAAATTCAGATGCTTAACCAAAATCATAATTCGTTATCTGATCAAGCCGCTAGTAGTGGAGACTTATTGACTAAAACTGATATTTATAACGGTGCATTAAATAATCAAGCTACAAGTCCAAGTATTTATGACCAAAGTGCGACGAACTTGGCTAACAGCAATACGGCTATAAATTCGGCTATTGATTATACACCACAGCAAACTTCAATCAACCCAACTGCGCCGACAATCAGTGCGAACACAACAGTTACGCCGCTGTTATCCGAAGCGTTAAATGCACAAAACTTTTCTAATTATTTTAACCCTTACACCAGTAATGTTTATGACACTACGATGACGCAAATGGGCGACGCAAAAGATTTAGCGATCAATCAAATTGGTGACGCCGCTACAGCGGCTGGAGCCTTTGGCGGCTCTAGGCACGGCGTCTCCGAGGGAATAGCAAATTCTCAATTTGTAAAAGACGCTGGGGCGCTTGGAGCAAATTTAAATATGAATGCATTTAACAATGCTGTTCAAAACGCCATGTTTGATGTCGGCAATAAGATGGGAACGAATCAGTTTAATGAAGCAAATGCTTTACAGGCGCAGATGGCAAACGCTGGAAACTTTTTGCAAGGTCAAAACCTTAGTTTACAAAGCCAGCTTGGCAATCAAAATGCTGGGTTACAAGCCAACCAGCAAGCGCTTGGTGGCGCGTCACAGTTGGCGAACAATGCCAATTTGGGCTTTGGTATGGGTAATACTATAAATGCCCAGCTTGCAGCGGCTGGGGCGCAACAACAACTTATTAATCAAGCGTTATTGGATAAAGCGAACGCAGATTATACTGGCGCAACAAATCAACCAAATAATGCATACGCGACCACATTAGCTGGGCTAGGAGCCGCTGGTCAGACAATACCTGAAACTCAAACAACGACAAAAGAAAATGGTCTATTTGACTACCTTACTCTGGCGGCTACAGCGGCTGGGGGGTAAAGCCGTTGTTTTTTTATTAATAGGATTTTTGACAATGGCAATGTCACCGAACGCTCGATTTGCTTTTGATAGAATGATTACGGCTGGCTATTCACCAACAATGGCGTCGGGAATTGTTGGAAATTTAATGAGTGAAAGCACTCCAGACCTTAATCCTAATGCGTGGAATGAAGTGGAAAAAGCGTATGGAATCGGTCAATGGAGAAACGACAGATATAATAATTTGGCTAATTTTGGCGCTGGAAAAAATCCGAAAGGAATTGGAGATGTGGGTATCCAGACAGACTTTTTAATGCACGAATTACAATCAAACTATGGCGGTCTATTTCGTAAACTTTTGAACAGTAAAAGCCCAGAGGAAGTTGCCGAGCTTTTTGATAAAGAATATGAGCGCTCGGATGGCTCGACAATCGATCAACGTAAAAAAGATGCACGGATGATTTTTGATTTAATTACGAAGGAAAAAGAGGAACAGGCGATGGCAATGCAAAATCAGAATAAACAAGGTCTATTGGCTCAACTTGTAGGTAAAACCCAGCAACCAAATTTCATGGGGAATTTAGCGGTTGGTCTAAACTCTATGCGTCTTGATCCTGATCCAAATTTGGCAAGCTTTATTAATCAGCGCCAAGAAAGAAATCTCGCGGCTAATCAGCGAAATCGGACAGCAGATATTTTGGATAAAATGGGACACACGGATTATGCTAGTTTAGTTCGGGCTGGTCAGATGAGCGGCAAAGATGTTTTCACAATGCTCAATCCAAAAGACCCAGCCGCCGTTCGAACTTATAAATGGGCAATCGCAAACGGTATGATCCCAGAGGGAACGTCGTTTTTGGAATTTTCAAAGATACAAGCTGGACTAAATCCACAAAGCGCTTGGGACACCGCAATAACTGAGGGTGAAATTGAACAATATAAAAAATACGAGGAAGCGAACAATAATTCTTTTGGAGAACTTGAAAGTTTAAATGTGCTTGAAGAATTGGCTAAAGACCCAGACAATACTCAAGGCTTTGGCGCTAATGTTATAACAGATTTAAAGAAAATTGGTCAAAAACTTGGATACAAAGTAGAAGGAATTGATAAAGCTGAAGCTTTTACAGCGGAAGCTTCTAAAGCAGTTCTGGCGATGATGGGGGGTTCTCTTGGGGCTGGCTTCTCTGACGGCGACCGTTTGTTCGTTGAAAAAATGCAACCAAAACTTACAAATACTCGACAAGGAAATCTTTTAATTATTGATATTAATAGGTTTGCTTTAATACGCCGCCAGCAAGTATTTAAAATGGCTCAAGAATTTCAACGTAGAAATGGAAATTTAAATGGGTTTACTCAAAAACTGCAAGAGTGGGCTGATAAACCAGAAAACTCAATTAAGACATATCTCAAAACCCGTGGCGTACCAACAATTTAGGAAGAAATTATGCAAGAAGGTATAGTAGAACTTAGTGACGGAACATTTGTTAATTTAAGCGCTGAAACAGCGGCTATGTCAGAAGATGAAATTAATGCAAAATTATCAGCGGCTGGAATGGCGCCGCTGAAAAGTTCTGTCTCTGCGAATACTTCTGAAGATAAAAGTCTCATGCAGTCTGCAAAAGATTTTATCACGGCAAAAAATCGAAACCCTGAGATACCGTCGATACGAGATGCTTTTAATGCGCCAGATCATCGAGCGGCACAGATGCAAATGCTAATGAATTTTTTACCAATGGGCGACGAGAAACGAAAAGGCGCTATTTTAAATATTGAACCAAAGGCGACGTTTTCCACGGACGCCAGCGGCAATCTTGTGACGACATTCCCGAACCGCTCGGATGCTGGCAAGGGAGATATTATTGAGGGGCAAGGAACGACATTTTATCCAAATCCAACAGGGTTAGATATGACAGATATCTCTCAGGTCGCATCTACCGCTGGTATGGCGCCTCTTGTTGCACGAGGTTTACAAGGAATTGGACTTCCGACCACGGGACTAACGGGTTCAAGTTTAATTGGCGCTACCGAAGCTGGGTTGCTCGAGGGAGTTAATACAAAACTTTCTGGCATGGGCGGCGAAAAAGCTGGGGTCGAGACACCGCCGTATCGTATGGGCGTTATTCCAGAAGGCGGAGCTTTTGGTGCGGCTGGAGACTTGGTTGGAAAGATTGCGTTTACATTAGCCCGTCGCGCCAAAAATCTTTATAGTTCTGTTTTCGATGACAGTGGTCAGCTAAATAATTCTACCAAAAAAGCTATCGGTGAAATGAATTTAAATCCATCCGAGGTACGCGCAGAAACTATTAAGGTTTTGCAACGTGATAGAAGTCCAGCGCCAACAACTGAAAAATTTACGAGCGCTCAAGCTGGTTCGCTTCCAGTTGCTGTACCACTTTCGAAAGGGAATATTACTGAAAACCCAATGGATCAATTGTTTGAAGATGCGGCGGCAAAGGGTGTTTATGGCGATCAAGCGCAGAAAAACATGGTAGAATTAAAAGACGCACAAGATGCGGCTCTTAAAGAAAATTTACAGGAAATACAAAATACAATCGCTGGCAACCCAACTGGAGCTATTCGACCAGAGAATGTAATTCAGAGAACTGCTGGCGCTCAAATGGCTCAAGATGAACTAGGCGCACTTCGAACCAAAATGGATGCCAGATCAGATCGTTTGTATCAAATTGCCCGTGATCCCAAAAACACGGTCAACATAAATGCTGAAACTGGCAATATTATGACAGGGAATTTAACCGATAGGTTTCAACAAGGTTTTAGTGGAAATAGCGCACCAAATGTATTGGCTGATTTACAAGATTTTGTAAAAAATACAAATCCAACTTTACGGGATATGTATGAATTTCGAGCAAAGTTACGGGCTTATGGCACGGATATTACTCCAAATGGAGCGGCGGCAAATGCGTTAATTAAAACTTTTGATGATACTATCGAGAGTGTACAAGATACCTTAATATCAAGTGGCAATACTAACGCTGTGAAGGCGTGGAAAAATGCTATCTCGGGTTACAAAGAATTTATGGACATATTCGACAATAAAAAAATTATGGGAAAACTCACAAAAACTGATCCTAACGGCGAATTTTTGATCGATCCATCCAATGCGGCTGATCAAATATTTGGATTGAATGCGTCTGGTTTTGCCAGCAAACGTGATCTTGTCAAAAATATAAAAGCGCTTAAAAAGACTTTAAATCCAGAAACATTTGACGCTCTGCGACAAGAAGCTTGGATTAAGCTAACTGACTTGGGTCAGAAAGGCGATAATCCATTCTCTGGAAAAGTTTTTAACACGGCATGGCGAGACATGGTGAGAAAAGACAACGGTATTTTGCGTGAGTTATTTACGTCTGAAGAACGTAAGCTGATTACGCAGTTTGGCTCGGTGGCTGAACGTGTCACAAGCGGCGCTAAAAATTACAGTAATACTGGGGTGCTTGGGATGGGGTTAATTCAGCAAATTTGGGCGCGGCTGGGTGGAACGAATGCGGCAATCAGTATGGCTGGTGTTCGAACTATTCCAGAGTTCCTCGGAAGCATTAAGGCGCAGAGGGCGGCGAAATATAATCCAAAAATGGTTCCGACGACGGGAGGAACCGCTCTGCGGTCTGGATCAAAAGTTGGCGTAACGCTACAAAATGAAGACGAAAACCAAGCTTTTATTAATTCGCTAACAGGGGGTCAAGGCTATTCTGCCTCAAGATAATACAGTTCTGGCTTCCACTCAAAACTTGTATTAATTTCGCCTTATCCTCCCACAACTGTCCTGTCATTTTTCTCTCGATTTGACAGGACATTTTTTTTGTCTATTCTAAGGCGAAACAAATCAACTAACGAACGAACCAATGAAAAATTTTTACACGGCTATTGGTCATAAGATCAAAGAACGTCGCCAGCTTTTAGATATGTCACAGCGTGACTTGTCAAAAAAGCTGGGAGTTAGTCACCAGCAAATTCAAAAGTATGAAACTGGCAAAAACAAAATGC